AGGATTAACTGGTGTAGCTGGTGGGCAATATTTTGGAACCGCAAACCCTAAAGCTATTGCTTATAACGCATCAACAATTGCGGAAAATATTACTGTTACCTATCCTAGTATGTCGGTTGGCCCCATCACCATTAATAGCGGATTTGCGGTAACTGTTAATGCTGGTGTGCGGTGGTTAATTCTATAAGGAATAAATTATGTCACTTGTTTTAATAGGCTCAACATCAGGTAGCGTTACATTACAAGAACCAGCCATTGCTGGTACTACTGTATTAACCTTACCAGCCGTCACAGGAAATGTTCTTACCGATACATCACCTAAAGCTGGTAATGTGATTCAGGTAGTAACTGCTGAATACTCAACACAAGTTAGTATATCGAACACTACAACTTGGACTGATTCAGGTTTATCTGCTTCTATTACTCCTTCAAGTTCTTCTAGCAAAATATTAGTCATTATTTCTCAAGCTACACAAGTAGAAAGAGCATCTACATCGCCAACACTAGGCAATGTTCGTTTATTGCGTGGTGCTACAAGTATTTGGTCTAATACAGATTTTGTAGGTGGAATTGCCGCTACTGGAGCATTTAGCGTAACAAATTGGAAAATTACTGGTTCTATTGTTTATTTGGATAGTCCAGCAACAACCTCATCCACAACTTACAAAACACAGGGCAGACCAAATTCTGCGGAAGCTGGCTACTCAGTTAATTTTCAAAATGCAGGAACAAATACCTCGACAATTACTTTGTTGGAGATAGCGGCATGAACCACAATATTATATTTAAGTTAAACCCTAGCGTTACAGTCATTCGTGGCGATGTCGCATACGATGCAGACGGCAACGAAGTCGCATACGATAAAGCCGCAGTACAGGCTTATGTAGATGCTCATGCTTATATTGCTAAAAGAGCCGCAGAATACCCGCCCATCACCGATTACATTGATGGTGTAGTAAAGGGTGACCAAGCACAGATTGATAAATACATTGCAGATTGCCTTGCAGTAAAAGCTAAGTATCCGAAGGGAGTAGCATAATGGCATCAATTATTACAGCCACAACTTCTAATGGACTTGTTAGTTCTGCTGATAACTCAGGTGTATTACAGTTAGCATCGGGTACTGGTAACTTAGTTACTGTTCCATCGGTAACAGGCACAGCAATGGTTAGCGGTAATATGCCAGCGTTTAGTGCTTATTTAAGCTCTAATCAAACTGTTTCTTCAAATACATATACAAAAGTTACTTTTGATACAGAAGAATTTGATACAAATAATAATTTTGCATCAAGTCGATTTACTCCTACTGTTGCTGGATACTATCAAATAAATGGTCATGTATCTGCTCTTACTGGTGGAGATCAATTTTGCATAATTTACAAAAATGGAACTGCCTACAAATGGGGAACTTATATAGTAGGTGGATATGGTGCTAATACTTTAGTTTCTTCATTGGTTTATTTAAATGGCTCAACTGATTATGTTGAAATTTATATTTACATGGGAAATACCACAGTTTTTGGTGGCTTGATACAAACTTGGTTTAATGGCTCAATGATTCGGAGTGCGTAATGACTTTATACGAAAAAATTAAATCAATTTATCCTGAATTAAGTGATGATGATTTTGGTAGATTTAGAACAATCATTCTTCAAAACGATTCAGACGGCAAAGGCGATTACATTGCTAAGTGGGAACACCCAACCTTGCCACGACCAACAGATGAGGAGTTAGCATAATGCCTATAACCTTAGATGGCTCAAACGGAATAACAACTCCCATGTACAACGGGAGCATTACTGCTAATGCGGTAACTCCATCCGTTAATATGAAGAACAGAATAATCAATGGTGCGATGGTGATTGCACAACGAGGAACAAGTTCTTTAACAAATGATTCAGGTGCTCTTAGTTTTGCGGTTGACAGAACATTTGCTTATGGAAATGTATCATCAAAATTTACTGTACAACAAAATGCTGGTTCTGTTACTCCACCAGCAGGCTTTATAAATTATTTAGGTTGCAACTCATCTTCTGCATATACTGTTGGTGCGGCTGAATATTTTGTTGTAGCACAATACATTGAAGGACTTAATGTTGCTGATTTAGCTTGGGGAACTGCTAGTGCAAAAACTGTAACTCTTAGCTTTTGGGTTCGTTCTAGTCTTACTGGAACATTTGGCGGTGCTTTTCAAAATAGTGCGACAGATAGAAGTTATCCATTTTCTTATACCATTTCAGCCGCAAATACTTGGGAATACAAAACTATAACTGTTGCTGGTGATACTAGCGGAACTTGGCTAACTACAAATGGTGTTGGTATAAGGGTTTGGCTTGGTATGGGTGTTGGTACTTCGTTTAGTTCAACTGCTGGTGCTTGGGCAGCTGGAGATTTCAAATCAGCCACAGGAGCAACATCCGTAGTCGGCACTAACGGAGCAACTTTCTACATCACAGGAGTTCAGCTAGAGGTAGGCTCTACAGCTACTAGCTTTGATTACAGACCTTATGGAACTGAATTGGCTTTGTGTCAGAGGTATTATTACAAATTTAAATCAACTGGTTCAGGTGTTGATTACGCATTAGGCTATGCTTTAAGTTCTACAGGATTTAGAGATATTACAGCTTTTCCAGTAACCATGAGGACAGTACCATCATCTTTAGAACAAACTGGAACGGCATCTGATTATTCAATAAGAGCACCAGCAGGAACAGTCACTTGCTCGGCAGTACCATTTTATTATGGTGGAACTGCTAATGTAGCATTAACAGAATACACAGTTACAGCAGGTCTTGTTGCTGGTCAAGGTTCATCGTCACGCTTTGCTAATTCAAATGCTTATGTTGCTTGGAGTGCAGAACTATGATTTATAAATTACTTACAACAACCGAAGATGGGGTAAAAATATTTGCTCGTATAGATGATGATGGCAAATGCCGTTTAACTTGTACAGCACAAAATCCTGAGTTTCAAACACACATAAAAGCTGTTGCAGAACTGCAAGATGCCGATGGGAATGTGATGACACAAGAACAGGCCGATGCTTTTATAGCGACTTTGCCATGACTAATTACGAATGGAAAATACTAGAAACCCTTATTATTGATGGGGCTCTAAAATCCGTTAAATATTGGTGCAAAGCAACAGATAATCAAAATTCTGTAGAAACCGAGGGTAATTGGAAAATGCGAACTGCGCACATGGTTGATGAAGATACAACCGAACACCAAGTGTCGCATTGGCTTGATTTAGATGCTACCCAAGACGGTAAACATCTTATAAAATACAGATTACAAGAGCAACTGGATGCGCTTAGTTCTGAGGTAAAAACTAGACCGCCCTGGGCCGTGGACACATTTAAGGTGACGATATGACACAACCAATCGACATCATCTCTCGCGCCCTAAAAGATATTGGGGCTCTGGAGGCTGGTGAGACCCCTGCGCCTGCTGACTCGCAAGACGCATTTGATATGCTCAATGACATGGTTGACCAATGGTCAAACGAGCAAATGATGGTCTTTTACAAGACTGAGATCATTTTTACCCTGACCTCTGGCCAAACCCAATACACCATTGGTGCGGGTGGACAAATCGGCGGGACTATAACTGGCTCAATCAGCGGGACAACCCTAACGGTAACCAATGTCTCTAGTGGCGCTATTGCCCTTGGTATGACCTTATCAGGCTCTGGCGTGGCAGCTGGCACAAAGATTACCGGTTTTAAATCGGGCGCGGGCGGCAATGTAAATTCTAATGGAACTTACACCGTAAACATTTCACAGACCGTAGCCAGCACAACAATTAGCGCATATTACGAGCGCCCTTTATCTATTAATTCGGCATTTGTTAGGGTAAACACTAACTCTAACGGGCAGCCTATTTTGAACGGTGGCCTGGATTACCCTGTAGCCATTCTTAACCTAGAAAACTATGAGTTGATTGGTTTAAAGACCCTCAACGGTCCGTGGCCTCGCGCCCTGTACTATCAACCAGGCGAGTCCTTGGGAACGATTACCGTATGGCCTAATCCATCCCAAGGCGAGATGCATATCTTTGCGGACACCTTGTTTCAACGCTTTGCATCTATTAATGATGAGATAGTCATCCCACAGGGCTATTTAATGGCCCTCAGATGGTGTTTAGCCGAGCGTTTAATGCCGATGTATGGCAAAGCCAGCCCAACGCAAATACAGATGATTAACGGCTTTGCAAACCATGCTAAGGCAACCATTAAGCGCAACAACATGAAACCAATGCAGGTGGCTCGATTTGAGGATTCGTTGATTGTAGGTAAAAGAGCAGACGCTGGCTGGATTCTGACCGGAGGCTTTTAATGCCAGATTTTGGATTTGTTGGCGCAGCTTACGAAGCGCCCTCCATCTATCAGGATGCCCAAGAATGCATCAATTTTTATCCTGAAATAGACCCTACCAAACCCCAGGGGGATAGGGGAATCATGGCGCTTTATCCAACGCCAGGCCTAGAAACTGTTGCTATTTTGCCAAACCAAGAAGAAGTGCGAGGCATTCGTACCCTGTCAGGCGGAACGCAAGTCGTTACTGTCTGCGGTGACTTTGTGTATGTCATGGAGTCCGATTACACGCCAAAAATGATTGGCCAGATGAACACCGCCACCGGCTTGGTTGGTATTGTGGATAACGGCGTGAATGTCTACATTGTGGATGAGACTTATCGTTATTGCTGGTTTATCTCTAATCCATCTGCAGCAACCTTTACCGGATCAATATCAAGTACAACCTTGACTGTTACCTCTGTTTTAAGCGGAACAATTGCAGTTGGCCAAGCTATTTTTGGACAAGGAGTTTCGCAAAATACCGTTATTACTGCTCTAGGTACAGGTACGGGCGGAACTGGAACTTATACGGTCAGCAACACGCAAACAGTTGCATCCACTGCTATTAACTCGGTTGCATCGCCTGCAATTGTTACCGGCGCAATATCTGGAACAACCCTGACGGTCTCTGCGGTCACTAGCGGAACTCTGCGGATAGGCCAAACTATTGATGGTACTGGAGTAACCGATGGCACGATCATTAAGGCATTTGGCACAGGGTCAGG